CCCAACCCACTCATTATAAAAGACTTCGGTCGAAGACCCCCTGACACCCCACTTCTATTAGGGACTTCAGACCGGGTTTTAAAAAAATTATAAAAAAATATATGTATTAAAAAAAAAAAAAAAATAAAAGAAACAACTACACAACTCACTAACTGTATGTCAAACCCCGTTTAAGGCCCCTATCGAGGCATGGGGGAGAGGGAGGGTGAACCGTAAGTCGTTCATCTGCAATCACTTAACCGACATTTGACCGGGAGGAAACAGCTAAGAATCCGGATAGAATCCGGTTAGAATCAGTAGGGAAACCGTATGGAAACACCTAATATTATTGTATTCCGACGTAAACGCGAAAGTTTCAAATCAAGAATGCATAGAACTATCTTATTAGCATATAAATTAATTCGCGTTAGCGAAAAGTCTTATTAGCTAAAGACAATGAACGCGTAACTTCGCGTTCAGCCTGGGCGAGATTAAATTGTAATGGGATTAAATGCGAGGAAGGAAAGTGTAGGGGTTTGCAGTCCCCCTACACTTTGTCGAACTACTGAGTAGGTTGCGCGGCTGCAAGCAAAGCCGTAACTTGCTTGCGTGCCGTTTCCTCGGGAATACCCAGACGAATGTAATCCCGAATCATGCGCTCCTGAATGTCTTCAGCAGACACCTCAGATGGACGATACGGAAGCAATGCAGCCTGATACGCATTGCTGCGAGCGTTTGCCTTGAGATTATCGTTGACCATAGCAATCAACGACCACTTTTTCTCAGACATCACACTCTGTGCTTCTGACTCACTGTCAACTTGCTTGTAGTCAAAAGTCTTTTCGATTTTTTCGCCGGCCTGCGCATGACCGTCAGGAACAGCGAAAGTGAACTTTCCTACCAGTGACTTCATAGTGACCTCTCAGTTTGGGCGGTATTGCCCACGAACGAAACAAGTCTATCACACTTCACGGAACCTGTCAACTACTTTTTTTTCTCCTCTCGATTTTTTGTTTCCGTGTTCCGTGTTCTCTAGGTTAGACGGTTGCCAGATAATATTAGTTCCTTCCTTCCATTAGGCCCAATATTATTATGCAGGACTGTGCAGCCCTGCGCACCAATGTATAATCCTAGGCAACAATAATCGTGCCATGCAATAGTGTGAAGCAGAACTGTGCAATCGCGTGGCGTCGCGTATAATTCTGAATAATTACGTATTTTTTCAAAATTTCACACCACTGCATATGTAGGCACTACACATACTGGCATGCCCCTGCACAGATGGTCCCATATCTGCACAGTTTAGCGCGCCCATCGCAATCATGTGTGTCATTACAATGAGAATCTGGTACCATATTATTGGTCCCATATACCAGATACAATATTATATACATATAGAAATTTGACCTTCAGTCCGGTCTGTGGTAGCATACCTCTGACCCCGACCCGACTGAAATTGCAGACAATATTAGGAGTTTAAAAGTATGCCTGTAGGAACCGCTACGATTACTTCTAAAGCCGGTCCTAATGAGACCGTCACTGCTCAAGTATTTTCAAATGTGTTTGCCTTCACTGTCGATATCGCGAGGCAAGTCCTACAACTGTGGATTGGCACCCAGCCAACAGGAGGTCCACAGAAAGAATTCGACATTTCTGCGAATACTACCTTTACTGCTACCTTTACTGCGGGCGGTAATTGGACCATCACTCTCTCCTAATATGGACCCAATTACTGCCATCACTAATCTCGTAACAGAACTAACTAAGCTCGTAACAGTGGTTGTAGAGGGTCAAACTCCTGAACAACGGGCTCAGATTTGGCAATGGTATATTGATGATGTAACTAAGTGGCGTAAGCTATTTAAGTTAGACACATAGGAACTAACAACATGGCGATGGGAATTGTATCGGATTCTGATTTCGACAAAGAGAAAGTTAATCTAGGTGTGCCGTCGAAATTCACTCCGACTGTTAATCCAACAGGAGTTGTAGAAGATGTGTCGCGAGGACGAGGCACAGGTAATACAGCTGTTCCTGATGGAATTAGAAAAATTATTGGTGAAGAATCTACAGTTAATGGAAGACAATCAGGTATCGAATTGGCAGAGAGCTTTGGCATCTCAGCGTCATCAGTATCTGCGTATGGCGTTGGTGCTAAGTCTACCTCCACATACGATGATAAACCTAACTCCCAATTCTTAAATAATGCTAAACAGAGGGCTGCAAAGAAAGCTAGAAACAAGATGATTGCAGCAATGAATAGTATTACTCAGGATAAGTTAGCCACATCTAGCGCGAAGGACTTAGCAGGTATAGCGAAAGATATGGCAGCTGTAATTAGAACTATGGAGCCTGAATTACCTAAGTCTCCAACTGGTCCCATCAACACTGGTCCACAGTTCATTTTCTACTCCCCACAAACTAGAAAAGAAGAAGTATTCGAAGTTGTTCATGTAAAGGAGTAAGTGTGGCTACGAGATTACTCTCAGTTGAGTATGTGCAATCTATTGCGCAGAATGAAGTAGTTGCATTACCAGCGCGCAGGTGTCTATTCTTTACTGATGCCGCTGCACCCACCATTCAAACTGCCAACGACGTAGCGTTCACAACTCCACTTGCAATGACATTAACTAACGGTTCATGTGAAGTAGCTGGTGGATTCCTACGATGCACATCAGCAGGACCAATCAACGTAACTGTTAAACCTCACTAATAATGGCGTTCGATAAAGGGTTTTGGAAACCCACTATTAAACAAGCTCAATTCCTTTCATTACCTAATTCAATCTTCGAAGGTCTTTACGGAGGTGGTAATGGTAGTGGAAAGAGCGACGTACTATTAGTCTATGGCATAGTTCATAGATGGCATGAGAACTCTAAGTTCAAACAAGTTTTCATGCGTCGAACTTATCCTGAATTACGTAATGAGATTGTACCAAGAAGTAGGGAGATATATCCTAAGTTCGGTGCAACCTTTAATAAGACAGAAATGATATGGACATTCCCTAGACCAGACCAATACGGTGGAACCGGCTTGGCTAATCAGGGAGCCATGATATTTCTAAGTCATTGCGAGGAAGAAGATAATGTTCACAATTTCGACTCAATGGAAATCAACTTATTTACACCAGATGAAATCACAACTGACACGGAATACATCTACTTATACATTGGATTTACCCGAGTCAGAACCAATGACCCTAACTTGCCTGCTATCATTAGAGCAGCAGGAATGCCTGGTAACATTGGTCACGCGTGGGTTAAAAAGAGATTCGTAAGTCCATACCCTGCCGGTGGTAGAATTATTATCGGTAGAGGCGAAGTTAAGCGAATCTATATCCATGCAACAGTAGCTGATAATCCTAATGCTGACCCAGAGTATGCCGCGAGGCTTGATGGAATACCAAACGAAGCTGAAAGGAAAGCTCGTAAGTATGGAGACTGGGATGCATATCAAGGTCAGGTATTCGACGAGTTCAGAGATAGACAATACCCTGATGAACCTGATAATGCTTTACATGTTATCCACCCGTTCGAAATTCCAGAATGGTGGCCTAGATTTGTCATTGGAGATTGGGGATTCGCTGCAATGACATATGTTGGTTTTTATGCAGTAAGTCCACAAAAGAGATTATATCTCTATCGTGAGATTTACTGGATTAAAACCAAGATTGAAGATTGGGCTCCTGTCGTTAAGGACTATTGCGATAGAGAGAATCCAAAGATTATTAAATGGTGTAAGTCGGTTACTCAAGAGCGAGGCCAAGAACATACTATTCAACAACAGATTGAACAAGCACTAGGTAGACCAATTGAATTATCTAATAACTCACCTGGCTCTAGAGTATCAGGTAAAATGCTTGTCCATGAGTATTTGCGATGGAAGCAGAAGCCTGTTATACCACAAGCCGATATGCCAACTTATTCTGAGGAATATGCAATGTGGCTCCTCAGAAACAAAGGCATGGAAACTTACAGGGACTATCTTAAACTATTCGACCCTCCTGAACCGGAAGTTAATATTCCAAGATTACAAATCTTTAGGTGCGATGAATCAACACATGAAGGACATCCTAATTGTTGTCCCTTAATGATTGATGCGATTAGAGCTTGCTCTTATGATAAAAAGAGTAAAGAAGGTAAACCTGCCGAAGACGTAGCAGAATTTGACGGGGACGACCCTTACGATGATTTGCGCTACGCAGTAGACACGGCTGAGAGATACTTCGATAGTGCAGTATCTGAATTTCAAAAACTACAGAAGCAAGATGAAATTACTCGTAGACTATCAGCCAATAATGACTTCACAGCATACTATCGGAATATGAGACAGATTGAATCAGGCACAGTTCAACAGCCAATTAGGAGATTTCACAAACGTGGCTAATGTATATCTAGTGCGTCATGGTGATGCAGTAGGAACTAAAGGTAAATTTCATGGAATGAAAGATTCTCCTCTCACTACTAAAGGAGTTCAAGAAGCACAACGACTTGCTGAGACATTAAGTAAATCAGGAATTAACTTCAAGAAAATTTATTCCAGTCCACTAAGTCGAACTGCTGATACTGCGGAGATTATTAGTGAAGCCACTGGACTCCCCGTTGAGTATCGTAAAGAATTATATCCACTAGACTTAGGAGCATACGTTGGCAAATCCACTGATGAATACAAAGAGGATGTCAAGCATCTTATCCTCAATCCTAATGAACCCATACCCAATGGTGGCTCTGTTAGCCAGTGGGCTAAGTCTTACATACCTTTTGCCAACAAGTTTCTCTATGACGGTTCGGATGATAACGTCATATTTGTTACTCATGGTAGAAATATTCTCCTTACTAAAGCAGACATCAAACTAGGCAATAACGAACGATTTGACAATAAGTGGTTAGCTAACAATGATATCTCCACTGAGCATGGTGGTTATGCCATTGCAAATGGAGATGAAAATAAATTCGATATTATTACACCTAAGCAGAGTGTAGCAGGAGTATCCTAATGTTCTTACTAGAGTGGTATCGTCAATGGTGTGAAATTCGTTGGCACAATAAATCAATTAAAGCTGAATACGCTCGCCGAGTTTCTCAAGACCAACATGAAGTTAAAGGACTAGACATCTGTCAGTCTTGCGAAACTTTACGACATCAACTTGAAATTGCTAACTTCGAGAAGAAACAACTATTAGATAGATTACTTAAAGTTCCAGAACCACCAACAGAGCGAACTATAGCTCCTGAACCACTAGCTAAAATGCCACGAACTATTCCGTGGAAAGTTAGACAGCAGATGTTAGAAGCTGAAGATAGAGCTAAGTTTGCTGCACAACAACAGGCTGCTAAACAGGATGAAGGTAAGCCTATTGTTGATGTTGCAGATATGGAAAGAGAATTAGACGTTGCCTCAGAACAACGCGAAGCCACAACAGGCAACTAATAAATCAATAGACGATTCAATGCAGTCTGCATTAACTAGGGCTCTGTCTAAAATGCCTAATGTGCAGAGACCTATATTGATGCCGTCTAATGATAATATCGTTAGTAAGTTTATGTCTCCTCGCGATGCTTATGCGCGCACGGGACGATTTACAGGTCACATCCTTTACAATCAAGATGCGGTTAAAGACCTATCTGATGATGAAAAAGAAGATGTGATGACACATGAACTTACACATACCAAGCAAGCACAAACTACACCTTGGTATAAAATGGCGTGGAATACATTAACTAACAATACTAATCCCCCTGCTGGATTACCAGCATCATCTCCAATCAATAATTCATACTCATGGAATCCATTGGAGATGGAAGCCTTCGAAGCAGAAAGACAACGCAATATTCTTAAAGCTGGATATTCTGACCCACAAACAGGTGCGAGGGATATTCAGTTACCATCTGCTAGGAGAAAGTAATGGCTATCGATACTGGGCCGTCAAAGAAGTTCATGGAAAAAACTACTTTGAAAATTAAAAAGAAGCTGCCCGGTGGCGGTAAAATGAAGATTAAGAAGACTACTTTTAAGCCAATGGGTAAGAAAAACTTTGGCCGTGGTAGTATTCGAACTAATCAGAATCCTGGTGGGACTAAGAATCCGATGCCATCACGGTTAAATGCCGATATTGGATTCGATTACTAATATGCCTTGGGACCAAGTAATGCACAAATGGAAACAAGGTGCATTACATTCAGGCTCTAAATCAGGTAAGAAAGTAACTAATCGAAAACAAGCTATTGCAATAATGTTATCTGAGAAGCGTAAAGCTGATTCAGGTAATAAAGAGTATCAGAAGATAGACACGTCACCTTCAAAGAAGATTAGACGAAAGAGAGGAGTATAATGTTTCCTCCTGGAAATATGCCTCCCGGTGTGCAGACAGGACCTTCACCATCATTCATGCAACGTATGAAGTCTGCTATGACTGGTGGATTGAATAAAGCTGCGCAAGACTATGGCGACCCTACAGCCGCTGGTATTGCAAGGCAAACTAGTCAAATGCTTCCGCAGAATAAACGTAAGAAAAATCAGCCACAACTACCTGTTAATGGTCCTCGCGGAATGCAACCTGCAACGAACATTATGCAGACACCAGGTGGAGCACCAAATCCCTATTCATCTGGTGAGTCTCGTAGTAGTGATGGTGGCATTGTCAAAGGTCCAACTACGATGCCATTCCCAATGTCACCAATGCCTCCAACTAATATTGTTCCTTCAGGTGGAATGTCTATGCCTGGTATGGGTGGTGGTATGAACCAGCCTCCCCCATTTTGGAGCATGTATAATCAAAATCGTCCGCAAATGATGGGTTAAGATGGCTAAACTCCCAGACGAGAAAATTCAAGGTCTTCTTAAAGAAGTGTTAGACCACTTCGATAAAGAAGATAGAGCTGTGCGTGAACGTCAAATTCGCACATGGCGTAGATTAAAACTTTTCTGGGAGGGATTCCAAAAAGCGTGGTATTCCGAAGTAGCTCACGATTGGCGTATATGGGACGAGGATTTCGAGAACGATTCTGACCAGTCCTATTACGATAAGCCTATCAATGTTTTCAGAGCTTATCTCGAAAGTATCATCGCTGCCCTTTCTATTACTGTTCCTCCCATTAAGTGTTTTCCTGATGATGCTGATGACCCTCTTGATTTGTCTACAGCCAAGGCAGGAGATAAGGTTGCGCAACTGGTTTATCGTCACAATGATGTTAGTCTTCTTTGGCTTCATGCTCTGTTTATCTTTTGTACAGAGGGCATGGTAGCGTTCTATACGTATCCTAAAGAAGATAAGGACTATGGAACCTACAAAAAGAATGTAGAAGAAGACGAAGAAGAAAATCATCAATACACTAGTTGTCCTAACTGTGGATTTCAAATTGAAGATTCAATGGTCGACCCTGCTGCTCTACAGAATAGTATGGAGTTGCAGGAAGATAAATTCATGCCAGATGATGAGGATATTCCTATTCAGGATGTCGTGCAAAATCATCCTGATGAGGAATTGTGTCCTGCATGCATGAAACTGATTATTCCTCAAATCTCGCAAGAGAAACTAATTGTTACTAAGATTGTTGGTTCTACTGAGGAACCGAAATCACGAGTTCATATTGATGCGTGGGGTGGCTTGTATGTAAAAGTCGCCAACTATGCACGTAAGCAGTGTGATACTCCATACTTGGTTTATTCTTACGAAACACACTACGCGATGGCCGTAAATCATTATGACCATCTCAAGGGTAAGAAGTGGGTTGATTTTAAACAAAAGGTTTCAGGTTCAGCAGGTGTTAGGGACCCATATGAACAGTGGGGTCGTCTTAGTCCACAATACCAAGGCGAATATCCTGTTAACGCTGTTACTGTTCGAAATGGATGGCTGCGTCCTGCTGCTTTTAATATTCTAGGTAGCATTAATGATATTAATGCACTTAAGGAAGCATATCCAAATGGCGCGAAGGTCGTTTTCATTAATGATGTCTTCGCTGAAGCAGAAAATGAATCGTTGGATGATGCTTGGACTATTCTTTATAATCCTCTTTCCGATTATATTCATTTTGACCCTCTTGGTCTATTGCTCGTATCCATTCAGGAAATTACTAACGACTTGGTCTCTCTCACACTCCAAACCATAGAACATGGTATTGGACAGACTTTTGCTGACCCTGGAGTATTGAATTTCAATGCATATCGCCAGATGGAATCAATCCCTGGCGCAGTATACGAAGCTACTCCTAAAACGGGTAAGGGTATTGGTGATGCATTCTACGAAGTAAAGACTGCAACACTTTCACCTGAAGTAATGCCGTTCGCTAACAATATTCAATCACTTGGTCAATTGGTATCAGGTGCATTGCCATCATTGTTTGGTGGAGCATTAGAAGGTAGTGAGACCGCTTCTCAATATTCAATGTCTCGCGCTCAGTCGCTACAGAGACTTCAGAATGTTTGGAAGATGTTCACTACATGTTGGAAGCAAGTCTTTGGTAAAGCTATTCCGATGTATATTGACATCGCTAAGGAACAAGGCGATGAACAAGATGTTACTCGTGATAAGTCAGGTAACTTCATCAATGTATACATTCGAAGGGCTGAACTAGAAGGAAAGATTGGTAAGATTGAGTTGGAAGCTAACGAAAATCTACCAATTAGTTGGTCTCAGCAGAAGGATGTCATTATGACACTTCTGAACGCGGGGAATCCAGAAATTCTATCTATTCTGGGCGCACCAGAGAATCTACCTGCAATTAGAGAACATATTGGATTAACTGATTTCTTTGTTCCTGGTGAGGATGATGTTGAGAAACAATACGATGAAATTAAACAGTTATTGAATTCTCAGCCTATTCCTACTGGCAATCCAAAGATGCCGTTCTACCCATCTGTGGAAGTAGATGAAACTTTTGACAATCACTCAGTAGAATTTGAAATAGTTCGTTCATGGGTTATCAGTGAGGCTGGTAGACAAGCCAAGATTGATAATCCTGACGGTTATAAGAACGTAATGTTGCATGGCATTATGCATAAACAAGCAATGATTGCACAAATGCCACCACCACAACCTCCACAACAGCCGGGTAAAAAAGGTGCTCCACCGGCCAAAAAATCTAGAGTATCACAACAAGAAGCACCCATAATGGGAGAAGGTAATGTTCAAACTACTCACTAATCATCGTATTCAATTGCCCTTCTTTTCTCCTGCTGAATCTAGTGGCGGTGGTCCTTCTATGGAGGATACTGCTCTCAGTGTAGATGAAGCTATTGACTTTCTTGGCGATGATGATAACGAAGAAGACGTTATTAATCTCGACGAGAAGGGGAAAAAGACGGATGACAAAAAGACTGACGATAAGAAGGATGAGAAGAAAGGAAAAGTTGATACTAAGGGAGATGAAGACACTGACGAATCAGATGATACTGAGGAAGAGGATGATGAGAAGGATGAACTAGCAGAATTAGAAGCTGAGTTAGAGGAACCCGATGAAGATAAACTCGAACTTGTTACGCCGGTTCGACGTCGGGAAATTCTTGCTAAGTATCCGAATCTTTTCAAAGAATTTCCATATTTGGAGAAAGCGTATTACCGCGAACAGCAATATACCGAAATTTTTCCTACTCTTGATGACGCTAAAACCGCTATCGAGAAATCTGAGACACTAGACAATTTTGAACAGGATGTGATGAGTGGTAATCTTACTACCATTCTCCAAACTGTTAAAGATTCGAATCCCAATACATTCCTGCGAATTGCCGATGGTTGGCTCAATACACTAAGTCAGGTTGACGAAAAAGCCTACTTCCATGTATTGGGTAATATTGGCAAGATGACTATTGCTGGAATGGTGCGCGAAGCCAAGCGTAGTGGTAATGAGGAGTTGGGCAAAGCTGCTCATATTCTCAATCAGTTTATGTTTGGAACTTCTGATTACACTCCTCCTTCACACTTGGCTAAAGAGGAGCGTGAGGAAGATAATACACGCGAAAAACAAATTTCAGACCGTGAGCGTCAATTTGTTACGCAACAATTTGAATCTGCTCGCGATGATTTGAATACTCGCGTAAACAACGCATTTGTTAAAACTATCGACCAGAATCTCGACCCACGCGAATCAATGACAGCATATGTTAAGAAGAATGCTACTCGCGAGGCAATGGATTTGCTGGACAGACTTATCAATCAAGATACTAGGTTTAGAACATTGGTTGATAAACTCTGGGATAGAGCATTTCAATCAAATTTCTCACGTAAGTCACTAGATGATATCCGTTCTGCCTATACCGCAAAAGGTAAGTCACTGTTGCCTGCAGTCATTAAAAAGGCCAGAAATGAAGCGCTCCGTGGTATGGGTAAACGTGTAAGGGAAGATAGTAGTGAAGAAAGACCTTCTCGTAAAGGTCCAGTACCCGGTGGACGGCCATCGTCCCAAAACTCTAAGGGTGGCAAAATCACTGAAGCGAAAGATATTCCGAAAGGAATGTCTACACTAGAATTTCTGAACAGTGACTAGGAGTTGGAATGGCTGTAGTTGAGTCTCAAGTAGCCGGTCTGGAACTTGAGCGGGTTATTCCGAAAATTCGCGTACTGTTTGAACGAGACGACAAATTCTACGCCAACATTAAAAAGCGTGACGTAGAAAAAATCTCTAACAGACAGATGCGTATCCCGCTCGAACTTAGACCTGGTGGCTCATTTGGATATTTCAATCCAGATGGTAGCGACCTTGGTCGAGGTGGTGGTCCTACTTTCGACAAGGCTGTTGTTAATGCCGTGTTCGTTAGTGAGAACATCGAATACACGAAGCTCACTCAGTGGTCTACTGATGATGAGCGTAAGGCTGTAACTAATGGCGTCAGGAGACTGACTGCCACGGCATTGGATGAACTGCGTAGACAGCTTGACGCACAGATGATGCAGTCTGGTGATGGTGCTATCGGCACTGTTACTACAGTTGCAACAGCTGCTGGCGTTGATACTTATACGCTTACTACTGACGGGTTCGGTGCTCGTCTTATGCGTTTCGGTCAGACTATTCAGTTGTTCGATACTACATTGAACACACTGCGTGGTTCTGGCACTATTACTCTTTGGGACGTTCCCAATAAGACTATTCAGGTTACACCGGCTATTGCTGGTGCAGTCGCTACTGATAGGATTGTGACGAATGGTATTTCCTCGCCAACGTCGATGCCTGCTTTGTTTGGTGTTCCTTACCATCATAGCAATGCATCGGCTGGGACTTGGCTTGGTTTTAGCCGCGCTGCAACTCCTGAAGTCCGTGCAAATAGAGTTAATGCTGCATCAGCTGCACTAGCATTGCCTTTCCCACGTCTCGCCATTAACAAGATTGGTGACCGTGTTGGAATTGACAATAGTTTCAAACCTCGCGCATGGATGCATCCCGCACAGGTGCAGGCATACGAGGAAATTGGACAGCTGATTATTACTATTTTCAAGGAAGCGAAAGATGAATCCTTGAACATGTATTTCGGTAATGGTAAGGGTTCCGGTATGCAAATGGCCGGAGCCAATGTTACAGCGTCCTTTAACTGGGACCGCACTAGAATTGACTTTGTCGTTGACGAAGTGTGGGGACGTGGTGAGATTCTTCCCATCGGATTCTATACAACTGATGGACGTCGAATCTTTGAAATCCGCGGACCTTCGGGTGGTGTTGTGACTGCCGACATCTTTTATATGGTGTGTGGTATGCAGACGTTCGTTAGCAATCCTGCTGCCTGCTCCTTTATTGATACGTTGGCTGTTCCTACAGGTTATTAAGGAGATATACAATGCCTTCTAATGACCTGAATTTCCAAGCTCTCAGCACTGTTCAGGGTGCAGGTGCTCAGAAACCACCCACTATTGCGTCAGCGGCATCAGTTGCACCAACTACATTTCTCACTTTTATTAGTGGAACTGTAGCTATTGCCACTGTTGTTCCGCCTGAAGATGGGGCTCATATGCTCATCTTCATTTTCACTACAACTACTCCAACAGCATTCACCACAACTGGTAACATTAAGACGGCGGTTGCGCCTACTCAGAATGTGCCTGTTGCGATGATTTTCAATCCTGTTGATGGTAAATATTACCCAGGTCGTATGGGTATCACAACCAATACTTAGTTATGGTTGCACTAAGTAAAGGTTCTCAGTTAACTATTGTAAGTAATACTATTACTCCTACACATGATGTCCACCATGTCACAGGTGATTATGGTGACCATATTAGCACAATCAATGTTCCAAGTCCTGATTTTTGTGGATTCTTGGTATTGATTGGTGATGATAATGGTAATGTGCTTTGGGGTGATGGTAATATCAATATTAGTGGTAGTGTAAGTTTGGGACACCATGCTACAGTATTAGTATATGATCCTGATACTGATAAATGGTATGCTCCAATAGATTAGGAGACTGACTATGGTGAGCCAAGTTGATATCAGTAAGGCATTAACCATCGGTGGTTGGATGACCGAGAAAGAATTAACTTGGCTCGCCTCTATGGCCAATAAACACCAATATATAGTTGAATTTGGTGTATTATATGGTCGCTCTTGTAGGGCATTAGCTGATAATTTACCAGTCAATGGTAAGGTATGGGCTGTAGACCCTTGGGCTGGTGATTATTATTCTGAAGAAGGAAATCCAATTGGAATTACAACTTATGTAATGCCCCACTTCATTCATAACTTATCGGATAAGATTCGCGAAGGCAAAGTAGAACCTGTTCGAGAATTTTCTTATCGTTTTTCATTACCACATAAAGTTGACATGGTTTTCATTGATGGAGACCATAGATACGAAACAGTAGTGAAAGATATTAAGAAAGCACTTGAACTAGTTAAAGACGGCGGTCTAATTTGTGGTCATGACTATAATCATCCAAATTGGCCGGGTGTAAAGAACGCTGTTGATATTTGGTTTGACTCAATTAAATTGGAGGATACAATATGGTCAACAATAAAGTCCTGATTGGTGTGATTACGATGGAATATGGTCGTAGAGCAGATTTCTACGATTATTATAATTTACTAATTAAGCCTGAAGGTTCAATGGTTCTATTCAGGCACGATAGTTCTCCTGCACATGGTAGAAACCTTTTAATTCAAGCTGCGCAGGAGAATAATTGCACTCATGTTCTTTTAATTGACGATGATATGGCCTACAAGCCAGATGCATTACTTAAATTACTTGAGCATGATAAAGATATTGTTTCTGGTCTTTATCTTCATCGTTCATATCCTCATGCTCCATTGGCAATGGATTTAGCTGATGACAATGGTAGCTGTGCTCCAATGTATTTATTGGATACTATGCAGGGACTACAACCGATTGTCGCTGCAGGATTTGGATTTTTACTTGTTAAAACTTCAGTCTTTGATAAGTTGGAAAAACCATATGTTCGATTGGGTGAATTAGACCCAGAACAGTGGTGTGACGATATTGGATTCTTTAATCGTGTTCGTAAAGCAGGCATTCAATCGTATGTTGATTTGGATGTAAGAATCGGACATATGGGTTCCATGACTATTTGGCCTAATTACGAAGGTGGTCAATGGCACTCTATGTATGATACCAATGGAGTTGGTGGAATTAATATTCCACAAATTCCCAAATACGGAGAAGACAAATAATGTCACACGCTATTGTTCATGCAGAACTAGAAGCCGTTAAAGGCGATAAAGTTAAACTAATGCAGCAATATGGAGAAAAACTTCAAGCAATCTTGAATGAATATGGTGGGAATCTTAGTGACATTCCGATGGATGCCACGCATCCCTATCATAAAATTCAAGACAAGATTCGCATTCTGGGTGCAATGTCTCAATCAGAACTTACTGCATCGAGGCTTGAACCTGATAAGGAACTAGAATTAAAGAATAAGAGTAAAAAGAAATGAGACCCCCATTAGTTGAAACTCTCGAATACATTAACGAACAACTAACTCGGCATTATGGTATTGCTACTGATAATGGCAAACCAATTTGGCGTGTAGTTGCTTCATGGGACCAATACGAACATAGACTACAAAGTCATGTTGACGGAATGCAATTGTTGCATCCAGAAGTTAGATTGGTTCCTAAATACAATCAAAAGGATGCGGATTACAGAGACCAATATGTTTTGGAACATCTTGTCGTAGTTCCAATTCAAAACATGATTGATTTACCCTCATCGGCTCAATCGTATGAACCTCATTACTTCTTTCGTTCAAATGTTACAGGAGAACCTTTACCTCCTAAGTTTTATCCTGCTAAATTTCTCATTGATGTATTTTACGCTGCTCAAGGAAAGAATAAAGGATTAGCGAAATACGTTGATGAAGAAGCATTACATCCTGCCGAAATGCGCGAGGCAAGATTAAAGGAACTGGAAGAATATCTCTTTGGTGACGAATCCTTCTTAATGGCAAGAACTGTTACAGGTGAAGCTGTGGCATATACTGGCGAGCCCAAAATTAAGCCAGTCAGTGAGGAGTGATATGGGTGCAGTTGGTGCATTTCCCGGTATTGATTGGAAGCGTAGGACTATTCGTGGTCCTGTGAATCCACTAGACAAAGCTACTATTGTCTCAATTTGTCCCAAAATCCTTCATGATAAGAAACATACTCTTAGTCCCGGTGAATGGACAGTTAAACCGGGCACACTTGATAATCCTTCAGTATTAGTAGTTGGTCCTTCGTCATGGTGGCGAGACATTGACGAGGAACAACCTATTCTGGAAATTCCTGTCTCCGCTATTACTATTGCACAGTCGGTTGTTACAGACTATTGCAATGGTATGGTTGCATGTGACATGGATTCCGCGCGTCCTGGCTGGTTCTATGTGCTAGGATGTAAATTTAAGACTGAGCCTGGTAAGCAGGAAGAAGTAGACGAAGCTGCTACTAAGGCTTGGATTAAAACAGATTTCAAGCGTGAGTTAGAATTAGCTGTAGCGCGCCAGAAGAACTGGTATCAAATCCTAGTTCAAATGGGTGATTCGCTGTGGGCTCGTTCTAATGGTAATCCACTTGTTCTTAGTGACGATATGCGATTGGCTGCGCGAGAGTTAGGTATTCAGGCCAATAAAGATTGGATGAAAGACTTTCTCGCTGTCAATATGGTTCGTTGCAAGGCTTGTGGTCAGTTGCGTAATCCGGAATATCCGATGTGTGCGACATGCAGAAATATCGACATGACGCATCCAGGTGCAAAGGATTTGAAATTCGCTGCACTGTAAGGAGGATAGATGTCATCTGCAGATTTGGTAGCAAGCACAGTATTAGACCAAGTAGCTGTGCTACTTAACGACCCTGTAAAGGGAACGTATCCCTATACTGTAACTATACCTTATCTGCAGATGTCATTACAGGAACTTCGAGAACATTTTGAACAGAATGATATTCCAGTAACTAGAAAGACAGGTTCTCCAATTATTACGATGCAAGTTGGTCAAACTACAATCACATTTGATGCTGTAGGATTGCCTAAACTGCCTGATGATTTGGTGGAACCATCACAATTATGGGAATGTCCTACTGGAACTAATCAATGGATTCCCATGACTAAACGTGATTATCTTCCACACTATCTCGAACAGGTTCAACAAAGTCAATTTGTTTATTATACATGGAATCAACAGCAAATTGAATTCCTTCCAGCTAACGCAGTTATTGATATCAAGATTGACTATGTTGCTGAACTATTTCAATCATTCGTAGACCAAAATTCGCCAATTAATGTTATTAACTCACGTTCCTTCCTTGAATATCGCACTGCTGGGTTGTGCGCAGAATTCATTGAAAGGAATATGGAGAACGCGCAAGGACTAAACAGTTATGCAGTTCTTGCAATGGATAGGGTAACTGGTATTGGAACTAAAGGTAGACAGAATATCATGACTAGACGTCAACCATTTCGTGCAGGGTATAAGAAACGAGGGTGGATGACATAGGCAAGGTGTTCTGAATGTAGAGAACCTACATTCGTCCAAAAGGGATGGAACATGCCATACAACAAAGGACAGGGTAGTTTCGGTGTTACTAAAGGTAATATGTTCGCAATGTTGCGACAGCTTACCGAAGGTCAAGGGTCTGTTAACGAAGCAGACCAATATGGTGCGGGTGGATTGCAGGTTATTAAATCCACCTATGATTTTGCAGTAGATGGTGGTTTAGTTGGCACTATTCTACTAAATCAATCTCTCATTGTTCCTGCTGATTTCGTAGTTCTTGGTGGTATCGTTGCTCCTATCACTACTCTTAACGGTGGTGGCGGTGCAACAGTTGCTATCGGTTTTGGTAACGGTGCTCAGGTTGCTGCTTTAAAAGCTGCTGCTGGCTTCGCTACATATGCCGCAGGCACACCACTCACTCTAATTCCAGCATGGTCTAGCGCGTATGTAGTGAATGCTGCTGATGCGAAAATTAGCATCACTGTAGCTGTAGCTGCGCTTACTGCTGGTAAGATGGCTATTCACATCGTTGGCGTGCCATACGGGACATAAACAATGAGAGGCCATACTCCGATTGTTCTTGATAAGTTTAACGGACTCTGGGATAGAGGTGACAGTGAATTTACGCCTTTAGACCATTTCTCCGATTGCAATAACATTCGGTATTTTGGCCAATTCTCATTTGGGAGCCGGTTTGGTTTTGCACCTAATCAAAATCTACCGGTTCCCACTACTAATATTAAACGTATCTACAACTATCCTACTAACACAGCTAATACCATTCTCGTTCTAGATAAGGATGGTAGTATTTGGCATGTAGTAAATCCGACTACTGTTTTTGGACCAATTCTAACTATTCCAGCTATGACTGACTTTGCTATGCAGCCATACGCGGGTAGGGCTTATATTACGCCCTTCACGACAGAGGTGCAGGGTGCATTGAATATTGAACGTGGATTATCTGGTGAATCACTATATGTATATAAAGGTGATGGTTCTGCGGCGAGACATGCAGGTGGAACTGCTCCCACTGTTAATATTAGTGTAGTAGAAGCAGGCGCGGGACATACTGACCCTGGTGTGCATATATTCGGTTATGTCTACGAGACAGATACTGGATATCTTACAGCCCCAGGAGGGCTCGTTGCATTTACGACTACTGGTGCCCTTGCACTTAATTTCAGCAGTATTGCTAATAGTCCTGATGCTTTCGTTGTTAAAAAACATTTGGTTGCGTCTAAAGTAATCACAGGTTTTAACGGAGATGTTAATGGATACGACCTATTCTTCATCCCCGGCGCAGACATTCCCAACAACGTCACAACAATCCTCAATGGCATATCATTCTACGACCAAGATTTATTGGATGATGCCACGCACCTCAAAAACAACCTTCCGCTCATTCCTGCTGGTGTGGGCCTTTGTCTTTATCACAATCGGCTTATGTCTTGGACAGAGCACGATAATACTTCAGTGGTTAGAGTATCTGCTGTTGGTGAGCCTGAAGCCTTTGATGATGTTGACGGATTACTATTGGTCCCACCAGATGGTAATCCTCTCACTAATGGTTTTGAGCTTCGTGACGTATTTTATTCTACAAAACGCAACAAGACCGTTAGTTTCGTCGATAACGGGGATTTGCCTTCTACTTGGCCTCTTACTACTGTCGACAACGCTATGGGCACTGGGGTTCACGGTGTTGCGACAGTTGTGGATGCTGGTTCTGGGAACGTAGACTATGCAATCATAGCTACGTATCGTGGACTGTGCTTGATGAATGGTCGATATATCCTACCTGAATTGAGTTTCAAAATTCAGAACAGGTGGGTGAATATGAATTTTAAAAATAATTTCAGAATTGTTCAAATTGTGAATGATTCTGTCAATCAGGTTCTATATTACATAGATACTAATCGAAATATCATGTATGCGGACTATAAGAACGGATTTGACCCGAAAAGTATTCGATGGTCTCCGTGGACTTTTCAATACTTCGTCAACACACTCTGTCTTGTCAATGTCAGCGATTTGATATTGGGAGTTGACCAAGTATGAGTCAAGTTGTTCCAAATCAGTTAGAAGTTGAGATTCTAACGAATCTTTTAAACACTGCAATCACATTACGATTGTATGGGAATAATGCTACACCGGCTGCTGGCTCTACTGCGGCATCATTTACAGAGATTGCTGGTGGGGGTTACGCCGCTAAAGCATTAACATTTGCAAACTGGGTTATTACAGCAGGAGACCCCTCAACAGCACAGTATAATGCTGTTCAGCAATTCATTTTTACTGGTGTAATTAACGCGCCGGGAACAATTTACGGTTATTATGTTACTCGCAATAGTGATGGACACTTATTGTGGGCTGAAAGATTTGCAGCTGCATTAGTTCCATTCGCACCTATTGCGGGTAGCCAAATTAACATTTTGCCGGCATTTTCGGCACAGAGTCAATTCTAATGGCTATTCAATACTTCATGACGTATTTGATTACTATCAGAGACCCTGCTATCTATGCATTGGCTCTGACTTTAACAAATTCATCAGGATTACTAGAACTTGCACCTCGCGACGCATGGACTAGACTAGGTGGAACATTCCCATATCCAACTGGGGATGTATCGCATCTACCTATGGATATGACTTTCTTTGGAGTATATTCTCCTGGTATTCAAATTGGATTTCCAGGCCCATCTGGCGTATTTGTTGATGATACAGTATTAACACTTCCAACTGTTCATGCACAAGCAGGTGTCCCTGCATCTATTTGGCCTGCTGATTCGCCAGCTAAAGATGGTATATTCACATGGTCTGGTGTGATTATGCAATCTTCTGCGGCTGGTGCAGCTATTACTCCACCTGTTCCAACATTATCTCCTATTCCACAACGTAGGCATTTAGGTGGAAGGGAAATGAATAACTTTAATACTGCACTGATGGAAGGTGGCAGTATTAATAATCAAAGCCAAGTAAGTAGAGATGCCTCACGCGTAGGTGATGGTTTTGGTTGGGCATTGCGAGGCGGTGCATCAACTAATACGTGGGGTAGAACTCCTACTCAATTTAGAAGTATTGCTGATATAACTAGAATGTGGGATAGGTTCTACTTTAGAGTAAGAGCACTACCCTCACAAGCTACTCCTATTGGAATATGGGGATTTTTAACTCTTAACTCTGCATCCGTAAGTTCGAGAATTAGAATTACTCAAGGTGGTGTTGCCCAGATAACATCAATGGATGCTGGAGGCACCGAAACTGTTAGAGCTACATTAATTAGCTCTATTGTTCTTAATCAATGGTATCGAGTCGATGTTCTTGTTAAATGCGATTCTACATTTCCTGGTGTAGGATTTGCTGCATATTATCTTAATGGTGTAGCAATTGCAAGTTCTCCATTAGGTGGACAGGCAGTATCTATTCAGCAATTTCAACTTGGTAAGTATAATTCAGTTACTGACCATGAATTTGAAGTTGACTTTGATGATTGGATTAATTCTGATTGGCCTGCTAATTTTTCTACAACTACAGTAGGTAACCAATCTTCATTAAATGATAATGGTCAATATTCTATCGATTGGTTAACTGGTTCGCATGTGCGCGTTCATAATTGTGTGTCAGTTGGTAGTCAGGTTAACTGGAATCCTGCTACTATGGGAGTTGGTATATTTAATGACCAACCACCTGATGCGCGCTTGGGAACTGTAGAGGCAACATCTACTACTTCAGGTGCTACACTTGAGGGAGTAACTGATGCACTCACTCTAGCAAATTTAGCCGGACTTGAATCATCTATTGGTGTAGCTGCTGGTATCGTAGGTGTTGTAAGTAAAAGTTCAGCAGCGGGTGAAACTACAGGTCAATTAGGTTATAGAATTGCGGGAGCTGCTGCTGTTACAGTTCCAATCAATGAAGGATTAGGTGAAACTAACGTCTCTGTTCCATATTTTCCAATTTTGGGAAATTTTCCAGTAGAAGTATCACCTCTTTCGGTTACTAAACTTAAGTCAACTAATGCTAACACTAATACAGTTAGTATGTTGGCTATTGTTGTTGAATATATTGGAGTATGGGGCCCAGAAGATAACCCAACCTTTGTGTTGGCGAATAATCTAAAGCGTTTTAATATTCATAATTCACGTTACTTTGGTAGTCAATATACTGGTCTTGGTTCTAGACAAGTTGCGACTACTCATGCAGTGGGTGGAACTTATACTGGTAATGGAACTTATCAGGAAATTACATTGCCAACAGCTTGTCACTTCTTGTTAATTCGAGAAGCTGATGGTGCAGGTGGACAAGCTGGTATTAGAATGTTTGGCTCTGGGACTTATTCCCATAGTGGTCAACAGGCTAATAGTCTTGGTCAAGTAAGAATGTTCTTTGATATAACTAATCAGTTGTATAAATTTTCAACTGCCGGAACTGGAGCTAATAGCTATAATAATCCTGCAACCGTGTATCAATATATTGCATGGTGTGACCCTGGAATGCGATGGTCAATTTGTGGTGCATTTTCGCATGAAAGTGCTGCATCTACTCCTAAAGCTAATCCATTAATTGACTCTGCATTCGCAGCTGACTGTGGTTTTGGAATGTTGGAGGATTTAACTTCTGATGGTAGCAGCAATATATTTTTCAGAGGTTCCGGAAGTGTTGGTGCTAATGATGCATCTGACGTGAATGGTGGTGCATTAATTACTACATTTGGTAATTTTAGTGCCGGATTTTTTAATTCAGGCGCTAAAATGCACACAATACCAAGTGCAAATTATATTCTGTTCCGACTATCAGATTCAGGTATTGACTCTACATCCGTAATGATTCAACAAGTTACTTATGTAGGAAATGCAACAAATCCTCGCACTATCAATTTGACTCCTGTTTCGAATAGATTTCCATTATTTGTTTCAGTATCTCCTAATGCTGGAGCTAATTCATTTTATCGTGACCCATCACATACAGGGTCAAATAGTTGCACTTGGTCAACTAATAGTAATAATGCTACTGGTATTACAGCAGTTGCGAAAGACCAAATTACTGTTCAATCATCTCTGAATCAGAATGGTGTAAGTTATACAGTATTCGTTATCTGTGGTGATACCTCAGGAATGAATAATGGTGACTTTAGTCCTAATTATCAAGTAGGCGCGCCAGCTAACTACCTTGACCCACAATTCAATAATGGAGTTACCATTCTTGGCTCAGGTGGACTAGTTCTCGATGGCGTGGCATCACTTGGAGTTTTAAAGAATATTTCTGGACTATATCAATTAACTCCTGGATTGACTCATGATACTTTACAGGATACACAAGTAGGACAACCAAGTGTTAATGTAAAGATACCTGACCCGACATTCAAAACAGGATATATAGGTGGCTAAGTCATCTGGTGGAATTGAATACGAACATCATATAGTTGGTGTTCGTCAGCGTATTAACGGTTCTGGTCATCTTTTGATGAGTCTTGAGAGTTATCAGGCTGTTAATACCTTTACCATGCTTTCACTACCATTACTAACATCTACTCCTAATGAGCCAATGCGCACATCTAACTTTCAAAGTCAGAGAGTGCGTTATGTTGGTAAGGTGACTACGATTGATGATAATTTCCAAATTGGTCGTATTATTATTTACGCTAAACCAGTTTCTGTGGAATATCCACAAACAACGTAATGGCTCTTTCAACTCAGACACTTGATAGACTGAAGTCACAGCTATTAACTTCAGGTCTACAACAACGAAACAGTTCATTATATCAAGTAATTGACCAACTCATTGATTATGTTCGTTCACTTAATCAAGCTACTTTTGGAACTTCTACTAGCGGTGGTTCTGGTGGTGGAGGGATTGCTAACGATACTTTTATTACCGTCGCTAACGAGACGGGTACGCTTCCTAATAGTAGGCAGTTGGTTGCCGGTGATAATATTACTCTTGATACTTCTGCTCCTGGACAAATAAAAATAAGTGCGTCACTGACTCAAGATGTAATAACTAAGATTATTAATCAGATGGTCACAGTAAGGACTACTGAAATTGAGATTCCATTTAATCGGAAGAACGGCAAGATAATTATTAAAGGTTCATTTACTGATGAACAGGTGGGAGCACCTGTATTTATATCTCAAGTTCCGGATAAAAACTCTGACGCAACTTTCATTCAATTTATCGGTCAAGTTATAGATACTAAGAAATTACAAGTATATTGGCAGGCTCCATTTGGAGCACCTCGTAAGATGAAAGTCAATTACCTGATAGGAGCTTAAATGGCAACAGTTGATTCACCAGATACACCTGGAGTATCTGCACAAGTAGACCCTACATATCTGGCATTACGTACTTCGTTAATGCCACGCGATTGGAATCTCGCTGAACCTCACATTGGCAATCATCAGAAAGGTTCATGGAGAACTGGTAACTGTACTGTTATTGCTTCAGGTGGAGCAATTTTCTCACTACTCTGGTCTAATCCTCAATTTAACTTTTTACTTCAGAGACTATCCGTTTCAGCAGCTATTCAGACTGCATTTGGTGCTGCACAAGAACTAGCTGTTGATTTGGTGCGTGTAATCAATTTCAGTGCTGCTGATACTGGTGGCACATTGCTTACACCATTTCTCAAATCACTAATCAAAGATACTAATATGGGACCATCACAGGTTCCTAGTGCTCGTATTGCTACAACTGGCGCACTTACAGCAGGAACTGGAACTGCTGAAGTAAACGTAATCGCGCAGGATTCACTACCTATTGGTAACGTGGCTGGTAA